TATTGGGAACAGTAGCAGTTATGATATCTACTCGAAATGGTAAGTTTGAATATACACCAATCATACAATTTGAACCTGTGTTTGATTCTTCAGATCCATTAAATCCAATAGGCATAGTATATCCAATAACTAAGCCAACTCAGAATACACTACACAAGGATAGAACAGAGGAGTTTGTTTATTGGTCAGCAGAAGAAACATTTAGGTTTGATAGTAAGGGTAAAAGAATGACAGACGAATCTAATCCTGATATGGTTAATCCCTATGGAGTGCTTCCTTTTGTGTTTTTACAGCCTGTAACTATGGTTGATGAGTTCTGGAATGAAGGGGCAAATGATATTGTAATCGCTAATAAACAACTGGACATAGCCATGACCTTGCTTCAGTATCACATGAGAACAGCAGGAGGTCAGATGGTTATTGAGGGCATAGTAGATGTAGATGAGGTAAAGTTTGGTCCAGGCAAGGCAATAGCCCTAGAAAATGCTTCTATGAATATGCTACCTAATGGTGCAGACATCAACTCAATTATAGAAGGTATCAAGTTCCAATTACAAAGTGTTGCTCAGAATCATCATATAACATTTGACTTCGGTCTTAGTGGATCTAAATCTGGTGTGGCTTTGAAGATAGAAAACATTGAGCTAATAGAAGCAAGACAAGATGAAGCCGAGAAGTTTAGATTTATAGAGCATCAAATATATGATATTGAGAAGATCATGTCTGAAGTGGATTATGGTGTTACTCTGCCTGATGATTTTAGTGTGGACTTTGCAGAGATGGAGTTCCCAGACATAGAAAGAGAACGAGAGGAGTGGGATTGGAAGTTTGCTCATGGTATAGCAGATATAAGTGATTACTTAATGGAGAATGATCCTGACAAGTTCCCTGACAGGGCTAGTGCTGAAGAATATCTAGCAGAAAGGAAGATGACACAAACGAATGTGAAGAAGTTATCAGATACTGAAGATAATCTGTTTACATTGGGTGGGTAATGCCTGAGATAATCAGACAATGGTTTATGTTTGCATTGTTACTGCACCCAGTAGAAGAATGTTATAATTGCAATAACCCTTCAATTACAGAGAAACTCTTTATAGTATGTAACTGGAAAGAAGAAGATTATTATAAACACAAAGATATATTTGTATTAAGAAAAGAACTTAAAACAGACAATAAGATCAAAGCACATTACAGAGATAAATACTATAAGGAATCGTTTGAATAATGGCTGATGATACAAAGATAATAGAAGATTATACTAGAGATATAGTAAAAGAGAAGAAGAAAGTAGAGGATCAAGCAGATCAGATCCTTAAGATCATAAGTTTAGATCAGTTATTAAAAAACCCTCGATCATATCTTAAGAAACTTAGCACAGATTATTTCAGATCTAACAAGAAGCATATACAGAAGGGGATCGAGATAGGGCAAAGGAAAGCAAAAAGAATGATAGGGAGTATAAAGAAATGATGAAATTTTTTAAAGGAAAGCAACAATGGAACCCATCCAGACCACTTAAGGTTCATCAAGCCCTAAACCTAGCGGCTGAACTAATAGTTGGAGATATTAAAGAAGGTATAACAAAACATTCAGAAGATATACATGGGAAACCTTTTGCAGATTTACAAGATGCGACAGTAGAAAGAAAGATGAATGATCCAAAAGTAATTGATCCAGAAGTGATATTACAAGCACATGGTAATATGAAAGAAGTTTATGTTAGAAAACCAGCAACAATGTTTAGACCAGTTGCAGTAATAGGGATCAATAAAAGAGATAGGCTTGGGGCTTCTGTTGGACATAATGAGGGTAATCCAAAGAAAAATTTACCAAAACGAGAATGGTTTGGAGTGTCTAAGAGAGCAATTCCTAAACTCCAAACACTTGCTAGTAAGATATTAAGACGAGAATTAAGGATATTTAAATAAATGGCTAATACCTATGATGATATGAGTTTGATCATACAGACATTATTAGGTGCTGGATCAGAATCTGTTGCTATAGAGATCGAAAGTTTTATCCAGATAAATAGGGTGGCAGGTATGTCTGATGACCAGATATTTGCTTTATTACAGGAAGATCTAGATCAGGGTGGACGGATCTTTGGTCAATTAAAGAATAGTTTAAAAAACACCATTAGAGGAGCCATAGCATCTGTTTCAAGATTAGCAGGGCTAAAAATCTATGAAGAAGAAAACATTGTTCAATATCAATGGGTAACAGTTGGATCTAAAAATTGTCCAGATTGTGATCGCAGGGAAGGTATGATCGCAGATCTAGATACATTTAATTTGATCGGATCACCAGGAACGGGCTGGTCGTTGTGTAGAGATGCTTGTGATTGTGATCTAGTACCTGTCGGATATACAGGATCAACTAGCATTTCAAAAAATGATTTGTAAATAACATAATAGGAGAAGTATCTTATGAGTGAAGAAGTAAAATCCGTCAATCAAGACGATAAAAAGCAAACCGAAAGTGCTATCGATAACAGCACAGCCGACAAACAGGTCGATAAACAGAATAATATGATTCCTCAGGCTAGATTTGATGAGGTTAATTCTAAATACAGAACACTTCAGGAGAAGTTTGATATGCAGAATGAAACGATCAAACAAAATGAACAGCAAGAAGATATTAAGGCTGGTAATCTGGAGAAAGTTATTGAGAAATTAAATCTTGAGAATAAGAATCTAACTGGACAGCTAGAAGAAACATCAAAAAACTATACTACTTTGGAATCCTCTGTTAAAAACGAATATTTACAACAGATCCCTGAAGATAAAAGAGATAAATATGAAAAGTATAGTGTTGAAGCAGTTAAAGATATTGCTGAAGCATTTACTTCCAATGTTCATCAGGGCAATTCTGTTAAGGTAGATAATTCAAACCCTACAAGAAAACCTACTGGAGATTTCGGTGGCTATGCTTCAATGGAAGAATGGGCGATGAAAGATCCTGATGGATGTGATAAACATCTAGCAGGTAATGTAGCTGGTTATAAATGGGGTAAAAGACTTAAATAAAATTAAATTTTAGGAGAAATAAAAAATGTTACATATTTTAAATAGAATAGAGGGCTATGTTCAAAATGGTCCTATGGGTAATGATCTACAAGCTCAAGCGGCAGCAGTTACAGATGTTGGTGTAGCGGCAGGTGGTTTGGGAACATCAGTTGCAGCGGCAATAGTTCAATTTAATAAAGCGGCAGTAATGCCTGGTCTTATTACAATGTCAGCAGCACCATCAGGAACAAATACGGTTAAATTTCCTGTTTACACTAAGCACGATCCAACTAATGCTACTTATGGTGTTGATGAACAGGCAAGTGGTGCTGAAGAAACTATTGCTAATCTAACTAACATTGAAACAGTTGCTGTTAGCTGTGAAGTGTTAAGAAGAGCAATCAGAGCTGAGATCTCAGATTTATCAGCTCATGGTAATGATGATGCTTTATTGGTCAATGCAGCCGCACAACTTGGTAATGATGTAGCAAGAAAATTTGATGTTGAAGTATGTACTCATTTAGATGATTTTACTGATGCTGTTGGACATGATGATGCTTTAACATTTCCTATATTGATGGATGCTCTTGCAACATTAGAAGCAAATGATGCTCCAAGACCATATAGTGCAGTTCTACATCCATTACAGGTTTATGGATCTTTCGGATTATCAAATGAGTTTACTGTTACATCTCCAGCAAATAGTGGAACATCATCTTTTGGTGGACAAGTATCTGATAATATTAAAAGTCAGTTTCAAGATACTGGTTTAGTAACTAATATTGCAGGTATTGGTATATATACTACAACAGCTGTTCTTGATGGTGCAACTGGAAGAAAAGAGGGTGCAATGTTCTCTAAACAGGCTATTGGTTGTGGTTATCTTGATTTCGGTGGTGGAAACTTTATCCAAATGGCTACTGAAAGAGAAGAAGCTTATGCTAAGACAACTCTAGTAGCAAATGCCTATTATGCGGCTGAAAATTTAGTTGCAGGTTGGGGTGTTGAAATAGATACAGAAACAGCATAATACTAAATAGTATAACTTATAAGGGGAGTGTAATGCTCCCCTTATGGGAATAAAATGACACAAAATATAATAAAAAAATCAAGACCGAAAAAAGATATTGGAAATCTAAATAATAAGCAACTTGGCTGTGAATTAGATCCTACCAATAAACTAAAACTTGTTGAAGATCAAGATAAA